TGGCGGGTTAGTTCGCGCCAATCAGCACGACGGAGCAACTCGTAACCGCAAGCGTTCATCAGAGCGAGAATCTGAATAACGTCCTGACTAGCGTTTCCCGCCACCGTTTGCGGCGTAGGGATGCCCAGTTCGTTTGTCACTTGCTGGACGAGTTGAACCATCGTGCTGCCCATGCTATGCCTCCGCTACGGTTTCCTTGGGCGGTCGTCCACGGCGCTTGGCCGGTTCGCCACCCAATAACTGCGCCATCTGTGCCTGCAATTCGGCCAACTGACGCTTGGTATCTTCCAATTCGGCGCTTGCTTCAACGCGGTTTTTGCGGTTCAAGTACAGCCTTGCCCGCTCACGCAGCCCAACGCCGCCCATGCCAATGCGCTGTAGTTGCGCGTCTGACGCTAAAGCCAACTGCTCTACCGTCACAAATTTGAGAATCACCAACTCTTGTATCTGATCGCGGGTGATTTCCTCGGGAGCGTCCTTTTGCCACTCTGACAGCGGGGTGCCGATTTCTGCGGCCACGCCATCGCTCTGTTGCGTCTGAAAGTACAGCCATTGACGCGGAAACCGTGACTTGTGTTCGTCGCGGAAAGGCTGGTCAATGATGTTGGTTTTGTCGCCGGGAGCCATGATGCGGCAGTAAGTCTTGCCCTTACCCGGCCCATCGTCCTTAACGTAAAACTCAACGTGCAACTGTGCGTCGGCGTTAGAAACATCGCTGTCTAATGGCATTGTCCTTGCTCCTGTGGGGATTACAGGTTGTTGACCTGTGTGATGGTACAAATGACCGAGGGGATCGCGGGCCAAACGCTTGTGGCGCTGGCAGCGAGAATTATTGCGTCACTATCGTCTGCGGCCCACATCAACTCAACGTAGTTGGCCGCCTCTAATTGTATGACAAAATTCCACGCGGCGACTTGTCGTGCCGCCGTTCCTTGCAAAGTCACGGTTGTGGTCGTGTTGGGGACGTTGTTGCCGTTTTTACGCAGCCAAATGTAAACGTCTGCCGCGCCACCCGATGCTTTATCTAACTGCGCGGAAAATTGCACGTTATAGACGCCTTGATTTGCCACAACCAGCCGCGAGGTAGGCGAGCCAATAGACACACCATTAGCCGCGTCCGTCGTGTTAAACGTCATCGCATACGCTTCATTGATGGATACGATGGTTTGCGTAGTTGTGTCCGAAAACGCACCGTAATGCAGGATCGGCACCGAGCGACCAAAGCCTTGCAGTTCTTCCCAAAGCGTATTGCTGACGGCAAAAAACATGGCCGAGCAATCAGGGTTAATTGTGCCGAACCCTGCGTTGTTGATGCTGCTGCTGGCGTTATATGGGTAAACGGTGATCGGGTTAGCAGTCGTGTTCTTTACGATGATGGTTTCGCCCATCTCGGTCGGCGGCAACTTGACGCCTGACCCTGCGGCTGCCGTTGTGACGTTGTTATACACATACGTCAGCGTTGTCGCGTCACCGGCTGACGTTCCTGCTGCGGTAACACTTGCTATGCCGTCGCCACAGATGGAGACGGTAGAAAGTTGAGTTACTCCGCTGTTTAGTACGCGAGAAGGGATAGCCATCAGGCTGCTTTCCGCTCGTCGCGCACACGCATGATTTCAGCAATCAGTCCCGGCCCTTTAACGTCTACCGTTATATCGGCCATGACCGAGAACAGTTTTTGAAACTCGTTGGCTTGCTGCGCCATTGCCATGTTGCAGTTGAACTTCTTGCCCTCGGGGCCGCCAACCCAGATGTCCACAGACGGGCCGGTATATTCGCCCGTAAAGCGCTTTAAGCCGTCGGCTCGGTTGCAACTGTCGTAGCCGTACATGATGAAATGACGGAATCCGAGCAAGTAGCCGATGTTGACGGCGCGTAGCCCCGATGTGGTGCCACCGCCCACGGCAACCTTGCCCGGGCCAATGGCTTCCATTTCCGGCCCCGGCGCCCATGAGTGCCACAACAACATTTTCCTACCTTTGAGGTAGTCAAACGTGGAAGGCGGGCAGCGCGAGGCTGGCATATAGATGGTATGGTCGTTTAGCCGCTGAATACCGCTCGTGCGGTCACGCGGGTCAAGGTTGACCCATAAATCAGGTTCAACGCCGTTTTCACACAAGAAATCATGCGCCGCTTTAATCGCCACAATCGGGCGACCGGCTTTACGGTGCGCTTTGATTTCGCCTATGAAATCAGGCATAGACCACCCGCTCGCCACCAACACCATGTTGCCATCGTGTTTGGTGGGAGCGAGGGCCAGTTCTGGCAAACCACGGGCAAGCGCCGAGCGGATATTGGAACAAAGTTCCTCCTCCGTACCCGCCGCCTGCACCGTGATTTCCAGAGGTTGCATCGTTAGAACCCGACAACGCCCGTGGCGATGTGCGGGTAGCCCGCGATGCAGGTGACGGCAGACGCAGAGGCCGCCGAGGTAGTGGCAACAAGGCCCGCCACCAAACCGCCCGTCACGGTCGCGTCGTCAAGGACGCCACCCGTGGCAGTCGTGAACAACGGCACCGACGGCTCGCAAGCCGTAGCAACGTTGACACGCGGCTTACCGCCCAACTGCACCCAGCCGTAATAAGCCGAGGCAATGGACACTTGAGCAAAGCCAATAGCCTTGCTTCCAGCCGAGTTGGTCGTGGTCAGCGGCACAACCGTGTTGTTTACGCTAACCGAAACGGCAGCGTAAGTCGCAACGGTTGAGGCCGCCTGCACATACAGGGCTTGACCGCCATCGCTTAAGTTGACAACGGTGCCAACGGCAAACGAGGGCGAGGCGTCGGTGTATTCAAGCGAAACACCGATCATATTGCTTACAGAAATAGACATTTGTTTGCCCTCTTAATCAATCAACACGCCTTGGAATTGAGCGCCCGAGCAGGTCAAGTTACCCGCCCAGCCGATCAACTTCACAATGGCGTCTTGGTTAACAGCCTGCCGCTCGCCGCCAATCGGCACAAAGTTGCGATCTTTGTGAGGACGGAAGTGCAGGTACTTGGTGTTGAGGAACCACATGTGGTTCGCGTTGCCAGCGCCGCTGTTATACGACGAGGAACCGATACCACCGTCCAGCACAACGTCAGACGCCATGCCAGCGCCGTAGTACTTGAGCGAGGCAAAGCCCGCGCCAGCCATGCCCGAACCGGACTCGGTGATGCGCTGGATGGCTTGCAACGATTGCAAGTAGTAACGGTAGTAGTTGTTGTCAGCAACGATCAGGTCAGGCTTGTCGGTGCCACGAACGAGTTGGACAGCCAAAGCGTCCATGTAACCCTGAATCGTGGTGGACGACACAACGCCCGAACCGCTGACCGAGGCATCAAACACCTTGGACTGCCAGAAAGACCACACGGCGCGGTTGATGCCGCCGTAGGTGCCGGTAGTCGGGTCATCCGGCACAGCCGCGGCAAGACCCGTGAGGTTCTTACCCGCGTTGCCGGTGCCGTCGCCGTACAGGTCGCCCGAGATGCGGTTAGCAAGTTGGGCTTCCGCGACTTCCATGCGACCGTCAAGCAAGTCAATGATGGCTTCCTTGCCCGAGTTTTGGATCATTTCCAAACCCGAGATGGTCACAGCAGAGGCGTACTGCGTGATGCTGAACTGCGCCGACGAAATCGGGCTGTTCTGGCCAACGTTCAACACTTCGTAACCGCTGTACGAGTTGGTGTTGTTGGTGGTCGGATCGTTGTACATGATTTCTTGCAAAATCACGTTACCGCCCGAAAACGTTTTGACGTTCCCGCGCTCCTTAAGACGACGCAACAAAGCGTTGTTGTTCGTCACGTTGTCAGCGAGTTCACCGCTACGGCTCTGAATAGTCGTGGCAATGATGTCGCTGATGCTTGAGTTGGCAAATGCCATTTGATTACTCCTTCATCAGTTAATTATAAGCGCGACTCTGTTTCGGAAAATGCTTCCTCTAGAATCGCACGACGGTTTGCCGCTTTTGGAGCCGTGTTAACGCCGGGTGTGGCGCTTCTGACACTCACCGCTGCTGCTCGGGCGGCTTTCGCTGCCCTGTTCTGCTCCTTGGCTTGTCTAGCAGCCACTTCAGCCTGTTGGGCTTTGTTGATCTGCTCAAACAAGTCAGGGTTGAGTCTGATGGCTTTCTCGTATGCTTCTTCCAACGTCTCGGCCATGCCACTCTGTAGGAGTTGGATCATGGTCGGACGGGCTTCCTCAAAATGATCAGCCTTCATACTAAATTGGTTGATTTCACCCAGCAGTTGTTGATTCTGCTGCATCTCTTGCTGTTGCTTCCAGCCCATCACCTCACCGCGCACGTTGTTCAACTCGTTTTGGAGTTGCCATACCAGCGGGTCAACTTGGGCTTGCGGCTGTTGCGGCATCTGGCCGTTCGTCGGCAGTTGGATGCCATACGACTGTGCCAGTTGCATGAAAAGTTGCATCTTTTGCTGCGGCGGGGCAGTACGCAGCGTGTAGTCGGCTTGCATTAAGGCTGACACCGCCTTTTCGGGCGTCAATCCCATGCCTTGAATGGTCGGCAGGTACGGTGCGATGGCTTCCTGCATGGTGTCGGCAAACTGCGCTTTGGAAAGCAGCGGTTCCACACCGGCACGCATCTGTTCCTCGCGTTGCCATGCATACTCTTGCATCTTCGGGTCGGCTTTTTGCCAAACCTCGTGATAATCCTTCTTCCACGACGCGGGAGGACGACGCCATACCGGCGGCTCTGCCTCGGGTTGCGCTTCTTCCTGCTCGGGCTGCGCTGCCTTTGGCGCAAACCGACCCTGTGCGTCACGCCCGTCAATCGGCTCGCCCTTTTCGGCTGCCTCTAAACCTGCTTCCAGCATTGCGCGACGGTCATTTTCGGGCTGTTCGTCCCGTGCTGACTCAAATGCCTGATTGTTCTCGTCCATAACTAGCCTCTCCTGTGGGGATTGGTGAAATTAGCGTGCTGGCGTAGGTCGCGCAGTATGCGATCCGCTTGCTCGTTGGTCAGTCGGGTGTTGACCATGTGTTTTAAGCGCTCAAGCCGCGTGTCTACGGGCTTTTCGTGCCTAACGTGCTTGCTCGGATCTTCGTTGCCGACCTCAATGCAGTTGTTTGCCTTGAGATGGCGTCGGTGTTCCGAGCGGGAAGTGACCATTTTGCCGTCAATCATGCTTTTGTAAGGCACGATGTCAGGCATGACGTAGTGATAACGCCCTTTAGCGTCCTTCTTACGCTCTACAAACTCGCCGTCAATGTAAATGTAAGTGCGTTTCATTGCTCAAATGAGGGTGTCGGCATGGTTTTGCCCATCTGGGCGATGACCAGTTTGGTTTGGGCGTCAAGGTCAGCGCGGTAACGGTCAGCAGCCTGCTTCTGTTGCAGTTCTGCCGCCTTCAAGCGTGCCTCAAAGTCCATTTTCTGCTGTTCCATCGCCATTTTGGCTTGGTTACGCATCTGCTCCATCTGCATTTCGTGCTGCATTTTGGCTTGCGTAAGCGCAGATTCCATTTGCATCTTGCTCTGTTCCAACTGACCCTTTTGCTGCATCTCGGCTTGCTTGCCTTGCTGCTCGGGGTTCTGTTGTTGCATCGCCGCCTGCTGCAACTGCTGCAACGTAGCGTCAATCTGCCCTTCAATGGGACGCGCAGACTTAAACGCCTGCATACCAAAGCGCAGCAGTTCCATCATCATCGGCACCATTTGCGGGCTTGCCTGACCAACCGGCAGCGCTTGAGCAAGGAATCCACCAAACGCTTGCAAGAACTGCATACGGTCTTGCTTGTTCTGGTTCTCGTCCAACATCACAAGGCTGTCGGCGGCAATGTCCACGCGGAAGTTGCGTAGCGGCTTGTCCTTGAGCAACTCCAACGCTTGCGGGATCAACTGTTGATCCGCTGGCGTCATCTGGTTGGCGGCAGCGTAGGCAAGAATGGTTTGCGGCTGGTAATGCCTGCACATTACCTGCGCCTTCAAACGGATCAGTTCTGATGCAAAGAGGGCAACGTCCTCCTGCATAGAACGCAGTCTTAATCCTGCGTACTGTCCTTTGATTTGCTGCGCGGTCGCGGTTTCGCTGGCGAACGACGTACCCCGGATGATGTCCGAAATACCCGTGATTTCGTAGATTTGGGACTTGATGTCCTCTCGCGCTCGGTAGCATTGGATGAGGGCGCTTGCGAGGGTGTCCAGAGGTAGCAAATCAATGCTGCCCTTCAGGCCGCCCTTTTCGCTGAAAGCCATCCACTTATCAACTGGAATAAGCGCATTGTTGTCGCCCTCCGTCAGTAGGCGTTGCAGCGCCGGTTGGCTGCTGTCGTACACACCGCGTACACGCAGCGCCTTCACCAACCCGTCAATGCGGTCGGACAAGATGTCCAACTCCATCGCCTGATCTTGGTACAGCAGGAAATCCGGCACCGGAACCAGCGTGTCGCTTGTCGTCGTCGCGTACAGCGGTTTCGGGCAAGGGAAAAACCCCTCAAGGCCGAGCGGGTCATCCCGCACATCAATCATCTGCGGCATACCCTTGCAGAACCAGTACACCTTTTGGGTTTCCTTGTCCCACAGTTCACAAATCTTCGCACGGTTGTAGGTGCGCTTGGCTTCGTTGTAGGCGTTAAGCGGCTCTGGCCCTTGGTCAAGGGGTATCTGGCGTGCCATTTCCTCGCCAAAGCGCTCTGCCAGCGCCTCGCGGTTCATGTATACCCAGCGCCACACGCAAGTGACTTCTTCCCATGTGCGGGCTTGCGAGTGTCCAAAGTCGCGCCAATGGATGTAATCCACCGGGGCGCACTCGTATTCAATTTGTTCAAGGCTTGGCGGCGCACCTTCGCCCTGCTCAATGGCAGAGGTGATGGATACGCCATCGTCCTCAATGCCAATGGGGGCAACGTGCGGCTCGTACCGTACCCATGCCGTACCGCGACCGCCGAGGAACCGATCCTCAACGTCGTATTTCATGGTTGAGCGGAAATCGGGGTAATGCTCAATTTCAAAGTCAATGGCGCGTTCTAGCAACTGCGAGGCTACGCGGCCCACGGGGTCGTTATCGCCAAAGCGGCGGCTGATGTCAGCCTTTGGGAGTTTGGCGTAAACGGCAGGCGTGAGCGTCTGTACGTTTGACCACAGAATATTAAAGCGGGCGGCTTCGTTACCGCCCTGCCCACGACTGTCATCCCGATACCGCTTAACGATCTTCTTGGTACGCGCCTGCCACTTGGCAAACTCGTTGTCATACTGACCGATAATTCGGAGGTACTTTTCCAGTTCCGGTTGCAGTATGCCGTCCATGATTAGGCCGTGAAGAATCCGACAGCCATAACGGTAAGCCCTGCGCCGGTCGTGATCTTCCACGGGCCGGTGACCGCAGCGGCGTTAATTTCAATGCTGTAAACACCCACCGGGGTGTTAGCAGCCATTGTCAGGACAGTCGTGCTGCCGTCAATGACGCTCAAGGTGCTGGTTCCGGTCGTCGTGACCGTCACCACAATGCGGTGCAGATAGTCACCTACGGCACCTGTGCCACCGAGTACCTGTGCGGTCTGCGAGGCGGCAACTGTTTCATACGGGTAACGATTCGGGCTGACAATGCTCATATCCTTGCTCTCCTTGTCGTCGTGCGGTCGTGAACCGCCCACATATCGTTTAGCGTGACTGTGTTCTCTGGCCCCACCATCAGCGGCTTGACCTCTGGCGCTGGGGGCTTGTCAGCGACTTCAGACCATGATACCGCAACCATACGGAAAGCGTCACTAGGGTGTGATGTCCAATCGTGCCGCGGTGACTGACGATAGGCTTTCTTGTCCTCGTCGTACTCACGTTGGTACTGGCGCAGCGCCTCTATGCCATCGCTGCATTTGCTGGCGTCAAACCAGACACGCGGCAACATCATGCGTACCGCTTGAATACCTGACTGCACACCGATGTCAGGGACAACGGCAAGTTTGGCGATATCTAGTTGCGCCGCCAGTTGCTCAATGATGCTTTTGCCCGTCTGTAGGCTCTTGGCTCTCGCGTCATGCGGCAAGTAGTGCTTGGCGTAGCGGTAAGGCTTGTTTGTCACTACCTCGGCAATGCTGTGGATGTTCTCGCCCGACACGGCGTAGAAGTCTATGACGCGCAGTTCCCCACGGGCGACCTGATAGAACCAAATGGCGGTGTCGTCGCGGTAGCCCAAGTCCCATGCGGTGTACGTTGGCAGATTAGGGTCGTACGGCACGTTGGTGATGCGGCCCTGATCGGCAGCCTCACGCATCTCCTTACCGTAAAAAGCGCCAAGAATCGCAGCCTCAAAACTGCACTCGTACTCCTGTAAATACTGATCCTCGGCCAACTGCGCTTTGGCGGCTGCTAGTTCAGTCGCCGGTAATAACCCGCTGCTGGAGGCAGGCAAGCGCAACAGGAACCATTCTTGCGGCAAGCGTTGTGCGGTGTCGTAGATTTCCCAGAACTGGTTTTTGCCCTTCGGTGTACCGCCAAAGACGCACCAACCCTGCTTGTCCGAGAGGGACGCTCTCAATACGTTACCGAATACGCTCGGCTTAAAGTCACCGTACTCGTCAAGGTACAGCCCCGAAAAGCCTAACCCGCGCATGGCGTCAGCGTTGTCAGCACCGAACAAGCGAATCTGACTACCGTTGATTAGCGTGATGGTCAGTTCTTGTTCGTTGATGTTTTGGATGATTGGGTGTGCGCCGTCCTTAAAGTACTGCCATGCCACAGCCTTTGCCTGACTGCGATACGGGGCGACGTAGCCGAATAGTCCGTACGGCTGCTGATACATCGCGGCAGCGCGGATCATGTCGTTGACGGCGGCGACGGTTTTACCTGCGCGGCGGTGTGCGACAAGGCAAGCCCAACGTTTAGTGCGTTCATGGAACGGCATGAACGCCTTGCGTGGGCGGTAAGGTAGGATTATTCGGGAGCCATCCATCCGATCTGTACCTTGACCGGGCCGTTGTCTTTACCTGTGATCTCTTGGCGGGCGAGTTTGGGAACGTGGTATTCCAGCAACGTGCTAAAGCACTCAAAGGCAGCCTGTGGCCCCTTCTCTGCTGCGATCTCGTCTAGCCACCCTTGGAGTCTGTCTGCGTTGCCGTCCACAAACGCTGCAATGGCCTCTCTGGCCGCCTGCGTGGACTTATTGGGCAATCCCTTGGGCCTACCCGGCCCACCTTTCTGACCCTTTTTAAATGCGCCTGCGTTCATTACAAGCCCTTTTCCTTTCGCTCCTTCTTTCGCCGCTCTTGTTCCATCAAAGCGGCAGCCAATACTGTTGGGCCAGCCACGCCTGCTAACAAGTCGGGGCTGGTCAGTTTAGCGGGGTCAAATGCAGCAAAGCGTGACCGAACTTGCGATGGGTCAAACGGGATAAGCACCTTTTGCACCTCCCCGCCACCTTTACCACTGATGTCCTCAATGCCGTCAAATCCTTGCGCTTTTAACGCGCTCGTAATTTTATCGGGAATGCTTGTCCAAACGTGGCTGTTTCGGCCTTCCGCAACGTCTTTCTCAAGTTCAGCAACCCATTGCTTCGGGGTGTATCGCGATTCTTTTGCCCACGGATCAGCGCCGGGTTTTGTGCGCGACCGATCATTCTGAACTGCCTTTTTAAGTGCAGGGATCACCGATTCTTGGAGCGTCTTGGCGTCTTGCGTGTTAATTGGGTTGGTCATGCGAACCATGCCCGTCATTACGCCTTCCGCACTTGTCCACGGGGCGTTGGTTTGACTAATTTCGTGCGGATAGCCAGCCAGTTTATAAATATCGGCCAGTTTTTCTTCTTCGTTATACAACTGCCCGCTTTCTGCCCATAACTTACGGAGTGCCGTTAACGGGTTGTTATTGGACTCACGCTTCAACAAGAAATCAATGTGATCGTCCGACGTAATAGACGAGCCGGGCG